ATACATGAATATCGTATGCGGTCACGGTTCCGCAAGGCATGTAATCGGTTCCCATGTATGGGAAGGCGAGCATGACGGGAGTTGTGGCTGCAGCTTCGCTGGTTTCGGAATTGTCTTCCGTTGTCACCTTCATCGAAGAGTTGAGCGTAACGTAATCTCCGATATACAGCCATCTGCCCATATCTCTCGTGATAGTCTCTCCGTCCGATTCCTGTTTATACTGCAGCATTCTTGTTTCCGGTATCATCTCCGGTATCTCCACGTCTTGCGTATCAATATCATCTTCGCCGGAATCGTAACTCTGGGAACACTCCCCTATTTTGGTTTTCACCTTATAGTTACCGGAAAACCCGTCCTTATAGAAACAGCCTTCTTCGTTGCTGAAGTAGGCGCCAGAATTCTTCGCTACCATATCCTTGATATTGTCATAGCTGTCTTCCGTATCGCTATCTGCCTGATGTTTCGCACGCAGGACCACACGCTTGTAATCGGATGCAGCCTTATAAGATAAGGTAGGTTCTTCAGTCATCTGGCGGGTGAGATCCGCAACTGGAGTGCTATCTACCGCATCTCTCAGGAAGATGATATCTGCAGTATGAGTTCCTTCGTCAGACACGAACTCACAGAGAAACTTTTTCCGAAAAACTGAGAGGAAATCTGATACCGACACGTCCGGAAGAAGATCCTCGATGCGGATATGTCCGTTCACCATCACGTCTATCACATTATTAAGCAACACCATTTTATTAAACGGTTCAGTCTTTGTGAAGAAATTCTCCTTGAGATCATAACCGAAGTATTTGAAAACACGCTTGAGAACATAGTTGGCACGGATGAACGGGGATATATAATAGCCCTTATCCAGGCTGATCGGTATCTCGTTTACATATTCCGTCGTCGGAAATTTATTCCAGAGGTATCTGGTTCCTGTGCCGACAAGAATAAATCCGTATTTTCTCGGAGTCGGCACATACTCATAGCCGCCACCATCCTTGTATCTCCAGTAGTTTGCATTAGGCAAATAATCCGATCTGCCTATCTTGTTCAGTATCTTGTAGGTATATCCGGTATCCATCCCCGAATCATCAGTAAGCAGAACCGGGAAGATAGCATAGTTCTCGTTCTCGCCTCTGATGAGTGACTCACAGAACTCGATGCACTCATCTACGGTCGTGCACCCCGGTATCATCTCGTCCTTAAAGATACTCTTCAGCTTTACGTTCTGTATCTTCGAGTAGAAGGATCCATCGTTGATATAGAATGAAGAGGAGATATTTCCCTTGCGTTGCGCCGAGAGAATAATCTGCCGGCATTGGGCGAAATACTCGCCGTCTTCGATGCTTACGTTCGTGGCCACCATCTTGTCTCTCGTCCCGAAGGTATCGGGATAGTTCAATATCATGCGGTTGTAGTCGCTTGCCGGAATATCCAGCGGGGAGGTCGTTTCCCCGTAATCGTTGAAGAACGGGTTGGTACGTTCTACCTCCAGCTTGGCATCTTCGCTGAGCTGGTAGGCCTTTCCTTTATCCAGATTTGTTATTTTCATGTTCGGAAGATTTTATTTTTTAGCAAACTTTCTCGCCTGGTTTCTCAGTTCCTGTTTGGCGTCCAGATCCGAGAGTGATACAAACGAGCGGATTCCGTCTCTCTTGAGCTCTCTGAGCAGTTCCAGGAGCTCGTCATTATTGCGTCCCGACGTAGCATTTCCTGCATCGCGATGCGCAGATTCCTGCGTCCGGACGTAAAAATCTGCCCCTCCCGGAGCGATTTCCGGACTGGTCCGGACAGACTGGCGGGCGATGCTTCCGCCCAGCGCCCTGCCCTGCATGGCCATCAGATACTTGCTCATATCGAAGGTTCTTATCTGTCCGGCTCGCTGGGCTGCATCCATCAGGTTGATGAGCGGAGCGATGGTAGGGTTCTCCAGGGCTGCATTCGATGCCACCCACTCCTTACTCCTGCCTCTAGGTCCCTCGCCTACGATGACGGTAGGATGATCTACGTACCCGCGCTTACCTGGTGCATACTCGGCGTTGAAGTGTTTGCCATCCTGTTCGCGCTCTACATCGATGCGTCCGCCACTCTCTCGCCCGCTTGCCACACGGGTACCGGCAGAACTGGTTCCGTTGAGGGTCATGCGCTTTACCTTCTGGCGCTCAGCATTTGCCACAACCAACTGAGCAGCACCGGTCACACCCATCAGGGCTGCAGCAACACTTCCGGCGATTGGACCCATCTCGCTGTATGCCTTCATGATAGATACTGCAGTATTAGAGATAATCTGAGCTACCTGCATGGCGAAGTTCACGTCAGCATACTTTTTCTGTATCTTCAGTTTCTCGTTGGCTTTTTTCTTCTCCAGTTTCTCCTGGAGTGCTGTATTGCCCTCGGCAGCCTTGATCTCTGCGTCATACTTGGCGTCTACGTTCGCCATCTCGGCATTCTGCAGCGAAGTCACGGCATTACTGAAGAGGTTTGTATAGCACTCAGCCTGTTTCATGAAGGACTCTCTCTTCAACTGCTGCACTCTCTGCTCATGTTCCTGCTGTGTAATATACTGGTTGTCGAGTGCCTGCTGAAGTTGCTGCAGCTGCCGGTCGTATTCGCTCTGCTGGTCGAAACCGAGAGCCTGCCTTGCCTGCTTCTTCTTGTCATCCTGTTCGTCAAGCAGTTCTTTTTGTTTCGTAATATACTCCTTCTTTATCTGAGTCTGTATATCCTTATATGCCTTCTCCAGCTGTGCAGTATCTTCCCCGTTCTGCTTGGCCATGTTGAGCGCAGCCTGATAATATCCCCTCAGTACTTCCAGTTTCTGGTCGCGTTGCTGCTCCAGAGTCAGTTCCTGCTGCGTCTCTCCTTGCTCCATCACCTTTGCCAGGGCATCCTGGTAAGCCTGTTCTACTGCCACCTGCTGCTCGAAATGAGCCTGTTCTGCAGTCCGGAGGTTCGCCTGCTGTTTCTCCTGGAGTGATTTCTTCTTTGCGCCATCCTTGATTTCGATGTTCTGCGACTGCTCGCTATACGAGGTTTCGATGGCGAGGATGTTGGCGGTATGCTGAGTCTTCAGAGCCTGCATGGCGAGATCGTACTTCTCTTGAGATACCTGCTTCCGGGCGAGAGCCATGTTCCAGTTGTTCACGTCCTGCTGATAGTCCTGGTTGGCTGCATCAATATCTGTCTGTCGGTTTTCTGAAAATCTCTTCGATGCGATATCGTCAGGATTAGGCTGCGTGGTGGTGGTAGTAGTATTTACGGTTCCGGTATGACCGCCACCACCTTTTCCGCCACCACCTCCGATGCCGCTGCCCGGAACTTCCGGCTCTGACGACTCCTTCAAGGTCTGATTCATGATACCCTTTCCGAATGCGCCTGTAATGGTATGAATCTGCGTATCGAGTTGTTTGATGCTATTCGATATCGAATTGACCCGCGACTGGAAGTGACCGACGGCATCGCTCTGGGTGTTACCTACCGCGCCCCAGGATGTGGTATAAGAAACACCTTGACCTTGTGCTGATTTTGCGCCAGCAAGGTTCTTCTTTGCGCCGGCAAGTTTAACCTCCAGTTCGGCCCGCTGCTCAGCAAGACTCTGTATCTGCTTCTTAGCGCCCTGTACCTCATAGAGTTTCACAAGATTGTTGATGTAAGCCTTCAGAGCCTTATCCGATGCTCTGAACTTCTTTGTAGTCTTGTCGATGGTAGCGTTATATTGAGGAACTATCTTGTTGAGAGCGTCCACGGCCTTGTATCTTTCGTCCATGGAGAGTTTCTCGTCTTTCGCCACCTTTATCAGGTTCTCCAGTTTCAGTTTTTCCTCCACCACCTGTTTCTGTGCCTCTGCCCTGACATTATTGAGTGCCTTCTGTGCCAGCGTTGACGCATCGGTTGCCTTCTTCATATCCCAGAGCTTCATGGCGAGGAGAGCTACTCCTGCAGCAATCAGGCCGAAAACGCTTGCCTTCATGGTGGCGTTCATCGATACCCATGCTGCCTTGGCCTGAGTAACCCTACCTGTAAGCAGGAGGAAACCTGCCTGCAGCAGTTTCATGAGTCCGGTTCCGGTAGCACAGATTACGTTCCATGCCTGCTGCGCTGCGGCAGCACCCTTGGTTACAACGATATTCGTCTTGATGGCGTTGCTGGTGGCAATCGCTACAACCGTGAAGGCTGTGAGCAAGATGCCGAGCGTCTTCACCACGCCCTGATGCTTCACGCACCAAGAAATGAGACTGATGGTGTTCAGCTGCATATCTGCATAGGCATCATCCCATTGTTCCTTGAGCGGGAGGATTTCGTCACCCAGAGCCTTCTGGGCGTTCTGCAGTTCTACCGTCTTCTGGGCGGCACGGTCGGCTGCGCTGATATAGGTCTCTCCTGCCTCGGCAAGCTGGGTATCTACAATCTCTGCCACAGCCTTCATGAAGTCGCCCGTCTCCTTGGTCTTCTCTGAAATCTCGGCTGCGGATATTCCCAGGTTGTCAAGAATCAATGGGGACTTGCGACCCAAACCAGTCACGATGCTGTTGGTCATGTAGTCAACCGACTGGCCTGTCTGTTGTGCCTTCAGTTGGGCAAACTGCAAGTACTTACCGAGGTCTTCGAGTGGTATGCGGAAGTCTTTGGCTTGCACGGCTGCGGTCATCAACTGCACATCGTTGACTGTGTTCTTGGTTGCCTTGCGAAGATTCTCCAAGAGGTCAGGCTGATCCATATCCTTGAAAGCCTTGGTCACACCATCGGCGGTTTCTGCCATCTCCAAGCCACCATCAATAAGTTCTTTGACGGAATCTTTGAAACCTTGTGCGTAACTACCAAAGAGTTCTGCTGCCTTGGTCATCATGTTACCATATAGCATTCCGTTAGCTTGGTCGCTAGCCGCAAGTTCACCAAAACTTTTAGCGTTCTGTTTCAATTCAGCCATTCTACTGCTTACCTCTTGCAACTTTTGCTCCAATATATCATAAAGTTCTGGGTTGAGCGTTTTTGAGGTGTTTTCAAATTCCTTCTGCAAACTTTTCTGCTGCTTCTTCAATTGACTCATAGTCATATCAAGCACATTGAGTTTACTGGTCTGCTCGCCTATCTGAGAGGTAAGGTTGCGAATTTCCTTACCAGTCTCGGTATATTGCTTCTTGAGGTTCTTGTAGGTATCAGTCTCTTTCTTGCCAGCTGCCTCCAGCTGAATCATCTGGCTGAGTCGTGCCTTGTTCTCGGAGCGCAGCTTCTTGCTCTGCTGCTCCAGCCGGTATATTTCCTTTTGGGCTGCTGCCGCCTTCACATCGACGGTGTAGCGAATTTCGTCTTCCGTTAAATGTTTACTTGCCATAACTTATGATTTTTGAGGGTTGAGTGACTTTTCCAGTTCCTGACGGATGCCTTGGCGTATCTCATCCGTGAAGCCATAACGGAGCTTAGGGAACGTCTCGTGATAGAGCACGCCCCATACCACACGGTTGTAGAGTGCAAGGTTCCTGCGCTTGAACTTGCTGATGCGGTCGTTGCGCTGGCGGTATTGCATATCGAGGAAACGGAGATAAGGAAGGATTCGCACGAAGATGGTGCGGTTCTCGCCCGAAATCTGGCTGTCGAACGAGTGTGCGGAAAGCGTGGTGAGAAGTCTTCCGGTACGGCGCTGGAAGTTGCTGCGCACCACGTTCTCCTGTGTGGAGTATATCTTCAGGATACCTTCCTGAAGAGTCTCGTGAACAAATTTCTTTTTAACAAGACTGTCTGTTACCATATTCTTTATACATTACTAATTAGCAATGCAAATATAATAACAGGCGAGTATATGGCAAAGGACTAGTACCTGAAGAACTTTACGTATATAAGTATTCCAAACAAAGGAGTAAATATGGTACATAAAGTCAGATAAACAAGCCATTTTGCAAACATCCTCGAGCCGACAACAAACGGTCCAAGAACAAGCGCAATCACGAACGACACGAACTGCACGAAGCCAAAGAAAGTATCTAACATAATCTATATATTTTAATGTGTTACTAATTCTCGGGTGCAAAGATACACCACTTTTTCTGAAAAACCAAATTTATGCTCCAGAAAAAATGGCCACCCTCACGGGCAGCCATCCTTAGTTAGAGAATTGACTAAATTAAATTATTTGTCACTTTATTACATGATAGACTAGAAAACTACTTTTTTCGTTCCACAGCACTTCGACCAGTTTCTCGAACATCTCCTTGAGCTGTTCATCGGTAATGCCCGAGATGTACATGCCGTTCATGCTGAGCATGTGTTCACGTGCCGGCTTGCCGGCAACCATCACTTCGCACTCCTCAAAGATAGGGTGCTTTCTTTCTTCCTCCACGTTGGCTGCAACCTTAGCTGCAGCATTTTTATTCTGATTTTCCATAATCTGCTAAAATTTATTCGTTACTATTGTTATCTATATCAATCTCATCCTGCAATTTGCAAGCCGTGTACAGAGCCTTCTGCAGGTCCTCGCTGGCATTCATGGCTCCATGCATCATGATAGCGAGTATCTTATCATCGCCGCCACCACCGACAGCCAGGTTGAGAGCACCATCCGTATTCACGTCGGCGGTTATCAGAAAGAAGGCTCGCTTATCGCTCTGTTCCTGCCACTCGCCTAGCTCTTTGGTAACCTTCTGGACGGTTCCGAATGACTTCAGGTCGCCATGAAGTTCTGCATCGGTACCTTCGCAGACTTTATCTATACCAACTGAATATTTTTTCTTCTGTCCCATTATTCTACTCCTCCATCTTTAGGCCTTGGCCGGCTCCATCCTTCCGGGTACATCTGCTGAGAGTCTTCGGCAAGATTTGCCCCCCCCGAATTGCGGTAAGCCTCGAAAATCTTGTGACGCTCGTTCTGAAGTTGCAGGTTTTTCAGAGAATGCTCGCTTTTCAGTTTAGCATACTTCTCATTGAATTCCTTGTTCGCCTGGCTGAGGGTTTCGCGGATGTTGCGCTCTGTCTTCTCAAACATCTCCTGTTGCCGGTTAACATGTATCTTGTATTCCAGCTTTTCCGTCTGAAGCTTACGGTTAGAGACCGAACAGAAGGTTTTCTGATCGTCAAGGTCCTGCTGAAGTTCTGCGCGCTTATGCTCATACTCCTCGCGTTCCTTATTAATAGCTTCGGTGTTCTTTACTAGCTGAGCATGGAATATCTCAGTTGTCATTTTCTCTTCTGCAGTTTCTGCTGCTCCGTTCTTGATATCTTTTTCGTTACTCATTTTAATGTGAATTTAATCGTTTGTACTCTGCCATGTTCATGCTGATTCTCTCCAGGTATATGCCCCGCGTATTAGGAGCTGAGTAATACCTGCCGTCGAGCCAGACGATGATGGCGCGGTCATTTTTCCTGTCGTTGTAGCAGCGGATTCTGCCTCTGCGGTTGTTGTCGAGCCAGCACATTGTCTCAGTCTTGTGCGGACCCATCTGACGGCCGGTGTACTGGAACCAGGACGTTCTCAATACTACACTACAAAGCAGATGCGTGCGCCTGCGATGTTTGTTCTTAATTGTTCTCATAATTCTGTTGTGTTAAAATTCTCGGTGCAAAGATACGAAATCCTTGCTTTACGTCAAAGGACAAACATATGAGTGATGTTTGGCTATTTTTCACTCATTTCCCCTACCGGGCGCCAGAAGACTGCGAAAACAGGGGTTTTACCATCTGCGTCGTACTCTTCGCTCTCTACGAAAATCTGAGGAGCCGCACCAAAATAGAAGACACCGTCCTTGGCTACCACTCCCTCACAACAGAATTCGGGATGGCGAGGGTCGAAGTATCTTACCCTGGTACCCTTCTTCATCCTGTCCAGGTTCTCCAGGAACTCTCTCGACTTGAGGATGACTATCTTCTTCTTGGCCACCTGCACCCACAGCGGATAGCTATGAGTCATCTTGCCTATCTTTAGAGCCAGGTCGAAGGCAGTCTTGGCGCTGAAGGAATCTTTCTCAGACGACACGCTGCACGTGGTTGTGGTGACGTCCGGATAAAACTGCTTATACGCCTCCAGGAGCTGCTTGGTTGATATTTTCTTAGCCATAACTACATCACCTCCCCTCCCATAAGAAAGCCACCTAATACAGCTACTGCCATGAAGGCGAAGAAACCTGCCATGGTCATAGCTACTTCGCCATACGTAACCGTCTCCTCGCAAAGGTAGGAGAAGGTCTCGCTCTTGGTCTTGGCGAGCTTCCTGATTTCACACTTGAGGGCCTTGATGCCCTCCTTTACGCTGATGCCTGCAGGGCGCACCTGAGCATCACTAATTAAAATAGAATTCTGCATATTGCATCTTCTTATTAGCATTAACAGCCGATTGTACAAAAAGGGTGGCGGCTGCATTCCCCGTTGCTAATAAGAAGATGACTCATCCGGATGGATATTTCAATTCTTACGGTTCATGCAGCCGCCATTTATTGCGAGAATAATTTCTCCAGTTAGGAAAATATATTTTCCCAGTTAGGAAAAATATTTTTCCCGATTAGGCATAAAAAAAGCCTGCGGCTAGAAGCCATAGGCGATAACGGTCACCCAGCCGGATTGATTACAATCTTCTTATTAGCGTTGGCAAAGGTAAGAAGAAAATCCGGAACCGCCAAATAAAAATCGGAAAATTTTCTCACGATGAGAATAATTAACACTTAAATATGCTGTAGAGCATAAAATCGGGGTGATTTGGGGAATGAAAAAGCCCCGATGCATTGCTGCACCGGGGCTGATATGTTATTGTTCGCCTTTCTGATAAATCGGCGGAATCTTATTCAATACGAATACCACAGCAAGACCTATTACGGTGGTTACGCCTATAATGCCGGCCACGGTATCATGGCCATTCATGGCAAGGCTATAGGATATAAAACCGAAGAAGAGGATGAGTATGGTGGCAAGAACCTGCCCCAGCGTGCTCTGGAAAAACTTCTTCTTCACAATGGTCTTCTCCATATCGATGCGATGATCTACCTGCTTCTCGGTCATCGACATGATGCGGTCGGTGGAACCCTTCAGCGTCTGCTCGTATGCCTTGAAATCTTCGGGCGAAGGAAGAGGTCCGCTGTACGACCGCTCCTCAATGGCGAGCATCGTAGAAACAATCACCTTCCGCTTGTCTTCCGGAAGTTCCTCCAGGATATCGTTGATATTGGCAGGAATCATCTCTCCGCTACATTCTTTCTTATCTGACATAAGCCGACTTCTGCTTTAAGTTCATAACCTTTCTCATATCATTACCGATGGCCTCCCAGTCCTTTCTCAGATCTGAAGCATTATCGCCCTTCAGATAATCGTTGAACAGGCTGTTGTCTCCGCCCAGTCTTCCCAAGCTGATCAACCCTTCCAGTAAATTATTAAGTATTCTCATATCTTCCTTATTTTTGAGTGTCCGCGTTCTGTTACTAATTCTCACGGTGCAAATATACTATTATTTTCTGAACAGAACAAACGAAAGCGGGTATTTAACACAAAAAACTTGAAAATGAGAATGAAAAGCCCCGATGCGTCACGCACCAGGGGCTCAAGAGTTCATTTAGTTACTTTATGAAAACACAACCAACTTTTGGTTGCGCATCGTTCAAACATACTGTAGAACTGGTCTATCTATCAACATACCAGCATCTAAATCTCCTTTAATTCTTTTTGTTTAGAAGATGCCCCCGGCACGGAACCGTGTCGGGGGTGATTGTGTGAATAGATAACCCTATGCTAACTGCAAAGAGCTAATGCGTTGTCCAATCTCCTGGACGGCACGATTGAAAATATCTTTCTGCTCGGAATTGAGCGTATAAACATGACCACGAACCTCTGAGCCATTGAGACGCTGAGAGAGCCATGCAGCGCTTTTGCCGAAATATTTCTGTGCGATGTATCGAAGTGGAAGCAATTTGTAATCTGCCTCTGCAAGCTGCTCACGCAAAGTGGCCACCTCCAGCTTCAGGTTTGCGACTCTATCGACAACCACCTCACTAATATATTTCTTATCCTCCTCTGTAGCATTTGCGCTGAGATAGCGATGAATCTCGTCTCTGCGCTCTTTGCTCTTGGCATCCTGCTTGCTAGCCAATGCCATATACTCTGCCATTAATTCTTTAATATTCTCCATATTCTTATATTTATATTGTTTAAAGAACCTCCCCCTAAGGGGAGGACTTTTTAGTTTTTTCTCTGCTTGTAAAGCTTAGAAAGGTCTGCGAGTCTCAAATCAATCTGTCTCTCATAATCGAAGACCAAGTCTTTCAGTTCGAGAAGAGCCTTGATTTCGTCTTCCTTTCTTTTAATTTCTTGCTCTAACTCTTTTTGTGTCATACGCTTAAAATTTAATTGTTAAACATCTAGTTATCTATTCACGATGCAAAGATACATAAAATTCTTTTAATAATCAAACAAAACATAAACTTTCTTTTATGTTTAACTCGTTTTTAACATTTTGGCACGGAAAAAGCCCCGATGCGCTGCTGCATCGGGGCTGAGTTGAGTTATTGAACATGTTAGCTATGCTAACTGCAATGCGCCACAAGGCTATGGCGACTTCTGTCTTATGGGGAACGATGACCCCAGCCTCATTATATCCTGTCCGCAGCCGCACGCAAGCGATTGGAAACATCGCAAAGTGCTCCACGGAGCATAACCTTCTCCTCTTCGGTGAAACCGCCTACACCGCCATTTCCGTCAATACCATCGAGCTTGTGATAAAGCCATGATGCTGATTTTCCGAAATAGGCGTGTGCTATCTCGCGCCATGATACCATCATCTGGATATCCTGTATGCGCTGCTTTACTGTGCTGTCCTTAGCCTGCTTCATTGTTATTTCCATAATCTTATGCTTTTTAATGCCCCCCGAAGGGAGGGGTTTGTTGACACAGCAAAGATACTACTATTTTTCGTAGTAGCCAAATATTTTATACGAAAAATCGTAGTATTAACTATGTTTAAGGTTTCTGTATGTGAAAAGGTAGAAAATGAGCGGGAAAAAGTGTATCTTTGCAGAAAAGAAATGTTTCACCTATTAATATATATAAGGTATGGAAAAGATAATAAGTAACAAGGCAGCCTCCTTTGCCAGCATGGAGCTTGCCAGATATGCGCTGGAACGGGCAGACCAGAGAGCCAGCAGCATCCTGGAGCAGTACCGCAAGTCAACCGACCGCAACTATACGCTGGCAGGTTTCATCATGACGGTATTCATGGCACTCACGGCTTTCCTTGCCACGGAACAGATGACCATGATGCTGATAACAATCACTCTCCCTTTATGGGTAGGAACCGGAGTGGCGCTGCTCATCCTGTTCTGCAAGGTGATGTGGGTACACGACTTCATGGCGCTGGGAGATGATGCAGCCACGATGTTGAGAGACGACCTGGTAGACGTGGCCATGAACAAAGGCTTGCAGGATGATGATAAGGCAAACGATGAATACCTGCATCATCTCGTGATATCATCCATCAGACGTACTCATAACGCCACAGAGCATAACCGTGCCTGCCTTAACAGAAGAAACCGCCACGTAAAACGAGCGATGACCGCAATCATCGCCTCGGTAATAGTGAGTGCAACGACTACGGTCATCATGCTGGCCTTATCTTCTCTCGGGGTTCTCCCCGTGACTTGATGTATCCGGATAACTGTTCGGATCCTCTGGCCAACCATCCTCATCGTAGTTTGGTTTCATAATCATAAAAAAGGGCCCGTGCATCCGGAGGGCATTCCTTCAGCACGAGCCACATGTTAGCGAATTGCATCTTATAACTGTTGCCACACGCAAGCCATGCCCTGCCTACGAATAGCTATCGTTTATTTCTTCATTCCGCCTGCAAAGATAGCATTTTTCTTTGAAACCATCAAACATTTTGCTGATTATTTTCAGAAAACAGCAAGAAAAAGCCCCGATGCATCTCGCACCGGGGCTTTTTGATAACTTTGTAAACTTGAAATACCGTACTATTAAACAAGAACGATAGATTTCTTTATGAGAATTAGAACACACGCTTGTGCAATGTTTAGAAGATCATAACTGTAACTAATAATCATGAGTATAAAAAAGATGCATCTAATATAAAATTCAGCCTAACTAAAATCGATAAACACTTAAACTATTTCTTAAACATGATAATCCTGGGATAAGAGAGCTGGGAGTGCGGGTTCTGGCCTACCACCGACAGGCGCACACCCTTGGTTCCATAGCGGAAGAAGAGGAACTTCTTCGGCACACGATGAACAATCATCTGGAGGGTATCGCGACTCTCGATATGCACCAGCATGCTGTCGCCCTCGATATCGCCCCGCAGGGTTATCCATGGATCGCTCCAGGAAACCTGCGAGACGTCGGGCGGTCGGTAAAGACCGGAAAGACTTCGACTGCATGTATCGTGAGGAACCGGCCGGATGGCTGCCTTCACGTCTACCCTGGTGGTGGTAGAGGTTGTAGCTGCCGCCATGATCCGGCTGTTCTTTATCTTGAGTTCCTTCCTGTTAACGGCAAGGAGAGAATCCGGACTGCGTTTCAGGTCAGACGTCTTCAACGTGATGGCTGACACGGAAGCTCTTGGCCTGCCTGACTGCGTGCGTCCTATCTCTACCTTACCGTTGTGAAGGAGAATATCCTGATTCTCTTTCGTGCGCTCCGCTTCGCCCCTGAGGTCGTGACACTCCTTGAATACCACAACCAGGGCGAGCGGAATCAACACTAGAAAAATAACCTTAATAAAACCTATAAACCTATTCACAACTTACAACAAATAACAACAAAACACTTAAAACTTATACACACTTCCGTTGGATCGTCTTGATAATCGAGGTAATGGTGGTGAGGTACGTAGGATCTGTAGCGTACTTGCACCCTACCCCGTCGCATATCTTCTGGGCAAACTTGAACGGATCCTTACGGCATGGCCAGGCATCCTTATAACCCGACTTCTGGAAGAGACGTTCATGTTCCTTCAGACAGTCGCCTACAGAGTCGAAATCCTTGAAGGCACGCATCACGGTATAATACCAGAGATTTTTGCCGGCAACCTTACACACGGAGACGATGCGGTCTGGCTCCTTGAACTTCTGGTTAGGAGTCTTGAAGTACTCATGAGTCTTCACCATGACGATATCTCCGTCCCATTGGCTGCCCTTGGTAATACCGAAGAGGTTAGCCTTACCGATAACCCTGGAGCCCCATCCTGTCTCAAGCATCGCCTGGGCAGTAACGAAGGCGGGGTCTATTTCCGTTTTTGCCTCCACGGCCGCAGCATACACCTGACGGGCGAAGGCTAATTGAACTTTACTTGCCATACCTTTAAATATATTATAATAATGTATACCTATGATGCATCATCGGGCGCATCTTTTTCCGAAAAGTTGATAGGCCCGCCGCCGATGTAATCTCCCTTGTCGTTGAAGTCCTTCATGCGCTTCACAAAGTTCTTCGGGAATATCGGATATATAGCCTGTATGTTCTCGATAATAGAGAACACCTCGCGTACCATCATAAACACGCAGATATAGGTTCCTATCCATTGCATCGGGCCAACAGTAGAGCCCTCTACTGTGGCATGACTTGCAAAATTACTCAGGATCATCAGGAAGATGTAGATTACAATTTTCTTCGTGAACCTGGAGAAGAAGGATTCGCTAGACGCATCCTTGTGGATAAGATGTTTCCACACACCCAGGAAGGTATCGATAGAGACGGCTATCGCTATCCACTTGGCGAACTCCCAGTCCTGATACACATACTGGAATCCTTCCGACACAGCCGTCAGAGGGAGCGAGGTGATTGCTATCATCGGTATATTTCGTTTATATTGTTTCATAACATTTCGGCCTTATGTTTTTTAGACATTGCAAAATTATACAAATATTCCGGAACCGCAAAGGACGCTAGCGCATCATCTGGCGCGACAGCCGGTGAACATCCAGGATATCTGCACCTGTGGCAGATAGCATGAGGGTCCAGCCGTAGCTCTGGAGTTCTGCAGATACGAACGGAATGATCTCGCAGGTAGTAATACTCTCCCGGTCCATCCAGTAGAGACCTTCTGTCTCCACATCTGCCAAGATACGGGCATGGACCTTCGAAAGCATCTGAAGGGTGCGGTCGTTGGCTATTACCCGTTCGAGCATATCGGCATGAGCAGATAACTTCATCGCTACAGTTACGGCTATACGCTGGGTACATTGGAAACTCCGGCGCCCATCGCTCTGCATATCCACTTCTCCGTAATCTACGAACAGGAAGGAACCGGTAAGCTTATCGATGCGTTGCTTCAGTTCGTCGAACGACTGGCCGTAAACGTAGTTTTCTATCTCCGGAACCAGTTCTTTCTCGGGCATCTCCTTGATTACCTTGAGCACGGTAGCATATTCTTCCATTCTGCTCTCGCCCTTGTTTGCAATACCCTTCACAACTCCTGCAGTAGCAGGAAACTTGGCAAAATATTCGAATAAATCCAATAACATAGGCTTTTATAATTTTGTCGCAGAGAGTGTTTCCCCGCCTTGGTTATATAATCTTTTTAACTATCTCCAGAGGTAATCCTACCTCATCTGCTATCTTGGCCAACTCCATACCGGTAGCCTTCAGACTCTTTACTCCCTCGATGGTCTTCTTCCTGAGAATGCGGAGATAGGTAAGCACGTTCAGCTGTTCTACCTGACGGGCATTACCCAATCCATCCTTGGAGAGATCGTAGAGCGCATCGGTTGCATCGGTAGTAATGCTGCTGCCCTCCTTGGGGATAAACTTGGTGAGCAGGGAGAATTCAGTCTTCGAGAAGAGGAAATTATTTACTGCAGTAAAGTTCAAGGCTATCGCCCGGAGTGTGTTGACAGGCAGTTTCTTGAACTTCAGAGCGAGTTTCTGCGCCTCTTCCGAGGAATATACTCCCTTGTCGAAGTAGAGTATCGCAGCCAGCAGAGGAAGACTTTCCTCGCCCATATCGAGCAGCTGGCGCGCCTCGATATACTGAAGGGCCGTGAGAGAACAGGTGAGCGACTTGAAGTCTGTATTGACCTCGTAGCCATAATAGGCTTTCTTGTCGATAAAGATAATCGGCAACTGCTGCCGGCAGAAACAGAGATCGAGCACGAACTTATCATCTTTCTCCTGGAAGATGAACGAGAGCTGACTGGCTATAGACATGAAGTTCTCAAGGGTTCGCTCATCACGCTTAATCTTGTTCAGGTTCCATCCCTTCATGTAGCAGAGAAACAGACATTTCACAGCACCTGGGGAAAACTGCCCACTCTCCATAAGAGAAAGCAGTTCCACCAGCTTCAGATATTGGTCAGAAGTGAGTAGTTCCCACGAGTTCGGAATTTCATAATCTCTTCCGTTTGCTCTTACGGTTATCGTCTTTTTCATAAGCTTATGGCATTAAATACATATTGTCGTCCGGACGGTTCTCGGCAGAGAAGGAAAGAAAATCGTTTCCTTCCTGAGCATCGAGGAGCATATCCACATTATGCAGCAGATCTTCCACCTCTCCATCTAGCTGTGTGGCGAGCTGCAGCGCACGGCTTGCTTCGTCGCTGCCTGAGCGGGTGGCGGTATTGTCATCGAAGAGGTTGCGGATGGTGGCAGGGAACTCCAGAATGTCAAAACGTCTGAGAGCCTTCGCCACGGTCTTCTTTACCAGGGCACGCTTGAGCATAGGCAGCGCCTTCTGGGCAAACTCAGCAAACGTCTGGTCTTCTCCTCCCTGTTCGAGCCGGTCGAAGTAGGCGCCTATGCTTTCATCGAGCACTTCCTTCTGGAGAGGAACACAGCGGAAGAAGAAGAGATACGAGAGGTCGATAGGATAAATTTCATCGAATTCATCGGCAGTATCTACCTTCAGCTTACTGAGCATCTTGTAGTAATTTGTCTTGCGCCAGTCTTCCATGGCAAGACGGATATCGGAAGGATCGTCGGAACTTATCTCTTCAGTAAGTTCGGAAATCAGCGAATCCATCGCATTAAAGTAGTTCTCCATATAGGAGCGCTTCATGCCTTCCATTTCGTACTTGTAGAGATTGATATCATTCTTTCTGCGGTTCACGGCATCGAAGATAATCTGAGTAGCTAGCGTAAGGTTCGCCATGGCAGCACGGAGAAAATCCTTGATGCCACTCTCTTCTTCCTCGATACCGACAATATCGGAAAACGTATTGTTGCCGATGATGGCAACAATACGTTTGCGCGCAGCTACGGCAGAACCCTGAAGGCTGTCGAAGTCGGCGCTTGTATCTGCACCAGGTGCGCAGTTGCAGAACTGCGCATAACTGGTGAAGAGATTATTGAGTTGAAATTTCTTGTTCATGCCTGCTGTTGGTTAAGTCGTTGGGATGGTGTTATATCTTCCTGTCTCTGCGGAACCTCACGGTAGAACCCTAGTCTGCAGCCCTGCTTGTAGAGTTCCGGGAAGTTCATGCGCAACGCCCAGTTGAGCGGTTCTGCGCAGACTTCGTCCTCTGAGGTGAGCGACATGATGTAGATGAGATAATTATAATAGGTATCACTTCCACTCTTCGAGATGACGCCATCCTTATCTACTGCAGATATGGCTGCATCGAGACCTACCGAAGACAGCAGGGCTTGCTCGGTACGCTTGTCGTAGGAGATGAGCGCCTCGATATATTCCTTGTACTTGAGGTCGATGGTCTCCACCTTCCACGACTGCTCGTGACCCTGAGCATCCATGAAGGAGATGGAAGAGAAACCTTTGCCCTGGTTATCTGCGCCTGACAGATAGGAACTGAACTTGCGTACCTCGTCACGAACATACCGGACCATGCACGACTCCTTGAAGTCTGTACCGATATCGATGCCGTTATACTTCAGCAGTTCCATGCCCTTCGCCTTGCGTCGCTTGTTCTCCTCGCAGAGCTTTGTCATCTGGGTGCGCTTGCTCTGGATCCAGGCATTGGGTATAATGACATGCACCTTTGCAGCAAGTGAGTTTTTCAGAAAACTGTTAATGTATCTGGCTGTCTTGTTACTACCTTGGATGTACGGGCGAGCTCCCTGATGCGTCTCGTTGGCGCCATAGAATTCGTCTACTGATTTCTCTCTGTGATGAGAGATCGCAGCATACCGGTAGTTGTCAACTTCGTTAAAGCTGAACTTAGGATAAACCGAGTAACTCGATAAGCCATAGGAGAATCGTCCTACTACAATCTGTTTGAAGTCTCCGTACGAAATCAATTCTGAAGCAACATCCTGGCGGGTAGTTGCTAACCTGCAGTAACGGTTCTCCATTGCCTCAAGCGCAGCCACCGGCTTACCCATACCTATCATCTTGCCTCTAGTGAAGCGCCACTTAACAAAGAAATCGCCAAAGTAATAGAAGTTTTTGATACAGGTCTTGCAGAACTCCTCGACTGAAGGGATGCCGCGGGAACTCCAGGAGTCGAGCCATTCCATTACTTCAGGCTGCTCCTCGTACTTGCGTACCAGCTTGCCGTCTTCAATAGTCTGTTTGTATACGGCGAGTCCGTGACCATAGAGCATCTTGATCTCTTTGGAATAGAGACGAGGGAGCAGTCGGTTCTCCTTAATCTCCTTGGTCACTTCGTCGCATTGCTGGTTGTTGTAGCCACGCATCAACACCTGATATCCCTGTATGCCCAGATAGTGGTGCTGCTGCATCCAGAGCGTACCACCGAATGGAGACTCAAGGAGTGGCGACTGGAAGAGCTGGTCTGCACCAAAGATGGAGTCGCCTTCACCTAACTGGAAGGTGAAGGTATTGCCATCGGCAAGGTAGATGCCGGCGTTGCCATACATATCAATTTCGTATTCTTTCATAACCAATTATAACCAATTTATTTTGTGAAGTTTGTATCCATCTTGAGGAAAGCCCATGTACCTGATGAGGATGCGATAGCACATCTTTGGATCTCCATCTTCGTCTGTATAGAGAAGGTAGTTCTCTCCATCGATGGCGAACCGCTCCTTCGGCAACTGAGTTCGATACTTGCAATGCCGGCGCACCTGAAGCTTTGCGCTCGCCTCACCTCTCGCCCTGGAGTAAGGAAAGAAAACCAAGGTAAACTCCCCATCGGGCAGCTTACTGATCTCTCTGGCCCACTGGAGCGCCGTGACTCCATCCATGATGATGTTCTTACTTGTCTTGCTCATAATGATGCGAAGATAGTGAAAAATTATCGCCCTGCAAAAGACCGGCTGCACCTGTTCCCCGTCATATTTCCGAGAAACGTAAGGCCTGCACCTCTCTTTCCCTTCCCAGCGGTGCGTGCACGTTTGGGTGAGGTGTTTTTGGGAGTTTTTCTCCCAGCCGGTCCGCTTGGGCTGATTATCAGCATTTTAGCATTTATACCCTTTCATTTTCCGTAAATTATTGATATGCCCGTGAAAATTATTACTGCTGAAATGCAGCATTATCCTGCGTTTATATCTCGAAATTGTCCGGTAAATCGGTAGGATATGTGCTTAATTCCGCCTTCACGGCATCAGAATAAAGACCGTAAAGCAGGTAAATCATGGCTGAAGGAAGCTGCGTAGTGAGTCCTGCCTGGTTCTTGAGCTGCTGCTTCTTCTCGGAACTCTTGTCAAGTTCTATCTTTCCGTCTGTTTTCTTCAGAGGGGATATCATGATGGCAGAGCAGAGGTTCTTGCACTCATTCTCGTCGATACGGATGATAGGCAGGAGCGGACTGCGTTCACCGAAGAGCATCTGGCAGAGTTTAAACTGCTGCCAATGGTATATCGTTGGCGCATCTTCGTTATAGAGTATCACCATGAAGCCATACGACTCCAGGGCAGCCTTCAGATTGAGTGAGTCGGTAGTTATCTCTTCCCGTTCCTCCCTGCGCTTATTGCCGGCACGGTCAGGATAGAGATAGATGGTCTTATTTACGGCCGCAGATCCGAAGAACTGGTGCACCTCTGTCACGAGGTCGTTGTAATCCTTGGGTAGGAAGGCAAAGAACTCCTTGATGATGTCGAGCCGCCTACCGTAATCTTTCTTCTGGGCAACGATGAGCGACTGGAAGTTGCCAGGGTCATATCCCATGTAGAGCGGTTCATTGGGGTCGTAATGTAGAAGATACTCTGCCGTAAGGATAAACCTATCCTTCAGATTCAGGCGAAGAATGGACTCATACTTATAGCTATCCTTGAACTGATGCTTTGCGTGGTCGTAGTTGATAAAGAACTTATTGGTTACCTCCTTGTGGCGGATGGCGCAGATAGCCGTGAGGAACTCGTCCGTATCAAGAGTGTCCAACTGAGTCTTGAAGAACTTCGGTCCCAGGATATCCTTATTGCAGAAAGAGGATGCACGGATATAGTAGATGGCATTACGCCTCATATCTGCCAGACGAGGTTTCCATCTTGCCACGAAGGCATTGAGCTTAACAGACTCAAGGCGCATCTTCTCCAGAAGAACAGGGTCTTTCGAGTCTCGTTCCTGCTGCTTGAGTACGAACAGGCGGTAGAGACTTCTGTTAACTTCCAGGGCAACGGTTGCAATCTCCTCGATAAGTTTCGGGTTCACCTTCTTTTCATAATCCTCAAACCAGTCATCTTCGCCGAGGTCGACACGAGCCGTATCACTCACACCCGTAACTCCCTCGTAATAAGCTGAACACCGTACATTGGCTGGACCTCCACGTAAAGACGGGAACAGGCGGGTCTTGAGCTTCTCTCCGCTGTTGTGCTTCATCTCCTCCACGAAGGCGTGCACGGCATTTCTGCCGGCAACGGATTCCGGCTGGTCGCTTGATACGAGCTGAAGGTGGGCGCCATTACGGAATATCACGCTATGCTTAGCGTAGGCTATCGGATATCGGGGTTTCCGGAAGTGAGATGGCAGAGTGCTCTCTCCTACTACGTAATCAATACCATATTCCAGCATGGATCTCTGCTGCCCGTTCACTACTACCTGACGGGAGAAGTATGCCTGGATGTTAGGCCAGACGTTGGTCATCAGCGCCACATACGTCTTGTGCACCAGGAAAGATAACTCTCCCGGCATATCGTTGGCAACTCGTATCAGGCGAGGACCCGTCACACCTTCGGTCTTACCTCCGGCACGGGCAACCTCGGCAAAAAGCATGTTGGGGTCGATGATGTTGGCAAGCAGCTGCATGTTGTTCATGTAGTAATGCTCGAATTCACCGAGGGTATTATCATTCAAAATCAGTTGGCTCATCACTTAGATCCTCCACTATTTCCGCTTCCTGAATATCAGCATCACGAAGCAATCGTTTCTTTTCTGAACTCTCGATAGGTAAACCATCGATGAGAGATATATAAAAACCGCGGTTGTACTTGCCGGCAATTTTCTTGAGGTTCTTTTTCTGAAAACCTAATTCTTCCGGGGTAACCTCTGGAGTAATGAGGAACACAACTCCGAGATCCCTGTCTGCCTCTGCCTGTTCGGACGCACGTCTGCGGCATTCCAGGGCTTGATCCATACAGGCCTTCTGCATCTTGTAGTCACGTTTGGCACAACAGAGCTTGGCGAGGTCTTCGTACTTATTGGCAAAATCATTCTCCCAGACCTTGATGCTTACGTTACAATCCACATTGAAGTAAGATATCGCCTGGTTGATGCGGGTCATGCAGGTACGCACATCGAGGGTAATCTTCTGCTGCGCGGCAATGCGCTGCTTGAGCTGGCGGGCTCCACGGGTAATGTTGCGCTCGTACTCGTAGATTTCGGCAGCCCATTGCAGTTGCTTCAGGAAAATCTGCACATCATCCGGGATACCTTCACCGTCGCCTGTGGTCAGGAAGGTGGTGATAAGGTCGGGGTGTACGCTTTCCAGTTTCTCTATCTCGCTTTTCATACGCCGAACAACTCCTTTCTCAGTTTAAGTTCCTCCCGGTCCTGCATACGCTCATTCAGAAGCTTGACGGCATCGAGGTCTCCATTGGATGCCATCTCAGCTATCTCCTTGTCTGCCTTGAGCTGAGACTGTTCGAGCACACATTCCAGTCTCTGGGCCATTAAAACGCAGGTTTCTACAACCTTTCGTAGTTCCGTCTTATCCTTCTTGTCCATCTGGTTTACCTGATTTATCTGATTTGTCACTATACTGCTCCATCACCATCTTGAACATACGTTCACGTTCCTGATGGCGCTGGAGGTTCTCACGGTCGCTGGCACGTTTATCCTTGCGGTCGTCTCTTTTAATATAACTCTTATAGCGCTTGATATTGTCGAGCACGTTCTTATGCTTATGAAGAAACTCGGCAGGATCCTTCTTAAAGAGCTTCACGAGTTCATCGAATTCGGACTTGCCCCTCAATAATGGATGCTTATACAGGAACTTGCCGGTATCGTTGTACGCCTTCAGCTCCTCGAATGCCTGAAGGTTGCGGATGCGGAGTTCTGCCATGGCAGCCACATCGTTCGCCTTTGGTTTCTTATCCAGAAGCTCGTCGAGTTTCTTCATCTTGCGCCAGGTATTGATGCGGTCGTTATAAATAACAGTTGCCATCTGCACGTCCTCGTTATAGAGGTTGTCCCAGTCAATATTAGGATATTCCTCTTCCTTTTGAACTACTTTTTTTTTGAGTCTGAACCAGGGTCGGCAGCATCAGGCTGTTCTGATTCCTGTTGTTTTTCACCTTCAGGAGTCTCTTCTTCTGTTGAAGTATTACTTGAACCATCTGCTGGTATCTGTTCTTCTCCAGCTGAAGTATTACTTGAACCATCATCAGGTATTTGTTCTTCTCCAGCTGAAGTATTACTTGAACCATCTGTTGGTCCCTGCTCTTCTCCTGTTGAAGTATTACTTGAACCGCCTTCTGGTCCCTGCTCATCATCGGCTGAGGTATCGTCAATATTTTCATTCAGCTTCTCGAAATAGATTCGATGACCTACGATATCTCTCTCGTCGCACTCATCCAGAAGAGCGTAGAGTATTTCGTCTGCATACCGTTTCGGGTCACGGGCAAAACGAGTAAGTTTAGGATGGCGAGGGTTCGCATCCTCCAGGAGAGCAAGGTCGGCTTCAGCGTGAACAGTACCTCGAAGCTTGTTGAATAATTGTAATTTTTCTCTTCTACTAATCATACCTTATATATATTATAAAAGGTGCGCCACCTCTTGTGGCGACACACCTTTAAAATTAACTAATAATTAAATAAAATGAAAACATTAAGAAACTGCCGTCTTACCGGTTGAAGAACCTGAAGCAGTTGCCTGTCTCGTGCTAGCAGACGTATCTGAATGCCCGGTAGCCTCAGTAGCTGTCACGCCGAGAGGATCTTCGGCATACAGACAAGGGAGGTCAACGGATGTGCGCTTAAATGTGAAGGTGGTGTATCGGCCGTCCTTATCGTCCTTAGTCTCTGTATTATTGAGAATCATAGGGCGCTCAGGTTCGCCGACGATATACCATTGGGTATCCTTTACATGCTTATAGAGAATAATAAACTTACCGCCAGCATACTGCTCAATGAAGTTATAGAGATCCACGCGAGTGCCACCCATGATGATTACCAGGTTATTCTCGCCGGATGTCGTAATATCTCCCTTCTCTGTCGTAGCCGTAAATGTAGGAATATCGTGTGCATCGAAGAGATAAGCCTTCAGGGTGTCGGCGGCAGCCGTCTTAAACGGCATTGCCTTGACTTTGCGGTCTTTATCTGGCTGAGGGAAGGCCTTCGATAAATCAATTAAAGTCGTAGGGACCAATACTACCTGGTAAGCGATTGCAGAACCATGGGTATCTCGGTCTGTCACATCATCAATAGATGTCAGCGCAACGAACGAAGCCATAGAGACTCCTGTGCCACCTACACCGAAGGTAGATGAGGGATCAGCTAACATCTGCAGAAGTGAAACGATGCCGAGCAGCATAATGAGCGTCATGAAGAGAAGACGGCCCTTATGCTGGGCATAATGATAACCCTTGTTAGGGTTATAAGTACGAGAACGTACTGGAATATTGTTTTTCTTCATAATTTTTTCTGAAAATGTAGGCGAGGTACGCCGTACCCCACCTACGAGTTAACAATATATATAATAAGGACTAACGGCCACCAGGAACATTAGGCTGAACAGCCTTGTTAATGGTTCGCTTGCCACCTACGCGACGTTCGAGCTCACGGAACTTCTCGTCCTTACCGAGAATAACCATGATGTAGTCGCCAGGCTGGCTAGGATTCCATGCTGCGGTAATGTTCGCAAACTTGCCGCTCTTGTCGATGGTAAGCTGATGTTTAGTATCATCCTCACCAATCTCGATGCAGTAAGCTACGCCAGCCTTCGCGTTCGTGATATCCTCGATAGCGGTTGCTGTAGTAGCAGCATCTGTAATCTGCCAGAAGCCGTTTGCACCGTTGATCTCTGCACCAATAACAGTTGCAGGGAGGTTGGTAAAGATCTGCTGGAATTCGTAATCGTTGGCATCCATTGCAGCCTTATTGTCGAACTTGCGACCGGTAAAGGCTGCGCCACAACCTTCTTTCCATGTACTCCAGGCACGAACCATCTCCATCTGTTCCTCCATCTTCACGGCGAACATCTCGCCAGGAAGGTTCTCTACGAATTGAATATTGCCAGGAACGTCCATAAACATCCAGCAAGACTTGCCCTCGTATGGGAGCCACTTAATCTGAATAGTAGAGTCTGGAACGCGGTTCTTGTAGCCGTTAGGACCGGTAAAGTCCTGATCCTTGCCATAAGTCTCGCGGCAGTTAGCAAGCCACCAGTCGATATGATTCTCGTTGAGATAGAGAACATGGTTATCGATGGTCATGCCCTCAGAAAGGTGAGTCTTAACGTCGGTAATGAACTCCTTAACCGCATCCAGCATATTAGCTGAAGTATAAGTATTGTAGCTCTTATTAGCAAATGGCTTAATGCTGTAGTCATGGATGTAACGAAGCAAGGTGTACCAGATACCTGTACCAGCATTGAGGTAGCTTGATGCCTGTCCTGCCTCTGGCTTAACATAAATACCACGCATACGACGCTGGTTCTGCTCGTCCTGAGCCTTCTTTAAGAGGTTGAGGAGACAGAATTCAACCATAGACCACTTGATAGGATCAGAGCCTTCCTTGTTGAGATAAGCGATATACTTGCGCTCAAGTTCCTTCATTGGGCCGAACTTAACCTTAATCATAGCGTCATCAACATAGCCCATCTCGTTTTCGAGCTGCATGCCACCCTTGTAGATCTCACCTTCCTGATAGCCCTGAGATACCTCATCGAAGAATGCGTTGAAGAGAATATCGCGATCCTGGACACCATAGCGAACAGGGAAGAACTCTGTAAGATTACGAAGCTCAAGGATTCGGGCAATAAGCGCATCCTGGCGAAGGATGACGAACTGGTCACCCAGTCCTGCATTATCCACGCCTGAGTAATTGGTAGCAAACTGGCCGGAAGCGAGAGCTTTAACGTTACCGAGCTCGTTGCGTACCTGGTGATACTTGTAGCGTTCCTGGAGTGATCTCGCGAACGCCATCGCTTCGGTACGGAATGCCTTGCCGTCTGTCTCCTCGTTTGGCGTAGATGCTAAAGCTATCTCAGGATTAGCGACAATGCGGTTCCAGCGCTTTTTCATATCGAACATAGAATGCTCGATACCAAAAAGGTAGTTAGCGTTAGTTTCGAAACCGTTAATAGGAATAGAAGGAGCAGTAACATGAGCAGCAGGTTTATCATCTGCTGTGCTATTAGCCATCTTCTCCATATTCTCAGCGAGAGTGTTGACAGCTGTAGAGAGTTTCTCGAACGATACATTCTGTCTGTTCTCGTTCTTCTTTCCTGCATCATCATCGTCATCGCCCTCGTCACCTTCATCATCGTCAGGATCATCATCCTTTGACTTGTTAGCTTTAGATACGATGGCATAGAGCTCATTGATCTGCTTCTGATGCTCAGCCTGCTCGGCTGCACTATTCTCCGCAGCGAGGTCATCCATGAGAGTACTCTGGTACTCTTTCTGATACGCCTCGCAAAGAGCCTTATACTCATCTGCGGTAAGGCTCTTATTCTCGAACTTCTTGACGAAACCAAGTTTCTCGAGAACTTTGTTTAACTTTGCTTTGAAATTCATAAATCAATCATTTAAATATTAAAACAACTTAGATCAAACAAAAATAATATATTAGCTAAATCCGTAAAGGCTCTGCGTCCCCATATAGGCCTCTCCCAGTTCTGCCACCTCTGCAATCGCCTCCATCAAGGTGCGCTTACCGTCGATGAGACCGACTTCTTCGGCTGGAGCGGTATACAGGCTCTCGCCCTGAAGTACCGGAGCGTCATCATCCAGTTCTGCCAGTTTGGAACGCTGAGATTTCACTTCTGCCAGGAACTGTTCATTCATCGGATCAAGTACATTCTTGATATAATCTTCAGACTTACCATCCTTCAGATCCTCGAATATCTTATTCTTCCGGCTGGAATTGGTAGCCTTCGCTACAATTTTCTTCAGTCCTAACTTTTCGAAGTATGGCTCAAAATTCCAAAAGGAACACATAGTACCGATGCATCCTACGAAGTCATGATTCGTTGTTGCGTAAAGTTTCTGACCATGACAGCCGATGTAATAGGCTGCCGATGCGCAGTATTCTTCGTAGATGGCAATGATAGGTTTCTTGGCGCTTCGCAGAGTCTCGCTCAATCGATCCATGTACCATGCCTCTCCTCCTGGAGAATTGATATGAAGGAGATGGGCGGATATCTGCGGGTTATTCTCAGCGGCAATAATATCCTGTTCCAGCTGTTTGGAAGAGAAATACCAGTAGCTGTTTGCTGTCACAACTCCGAATACACGATGATATGCGATTGTACCATCATCCAGAGATGGCGAATTGTATTCATCCGTGAGCTGTACACTTTTCGTTTCATCTCTCTGCGATACCTTGGCAGATATCGCTAACAGCGCTTCATGCGTCTCGTACTGATAATACGTATGAGTCTTGAGATACTCCCGAATCTCGGGAATGCTCATCGCCTGTTCGGCTTTTTTCTGTTCGAAGTTTACCACCGTACCATTCAATGGGAATGCAGCTACCATCAGCTGACGGTAGGCATCCTCAGTAATCCATAGAGGTAGAGTGGAAAGCAGAAGGGTCTGTATTTCATCCATCTTAAATTAAGTTTTCCACAAAGGTACATATATATAATAGGTATATAAAAGACCTTAAAACAATGGATTCGCAAGCATTTTACACTTGACGATAAGCTTTGCCTTGTTCAGATGCCTGACGAGCTGAACCTTTGCCGGTATTGTTTCTGTGCCTATATCATACGTACGTGCGCCAGAATGCCCAACACTTACGAGCGTGACGATAGCACTACGAGGAGCCTTTAGTTCGTTAAAAATGCTCTCGTCCGCTATATCGACAATAAATGTCTTACTACAATCCCAGTATACACCTCCATTTTCTTCTGTCATCGAAGGTTCGAATGTGAACGGATCGGCGCTGAGAACGATGCTTCTTTCTGTGCCTCCGAGAGAGGAAATCATTAAAAGACAGGAAAACTCTTTCATAACGTTAAATTTTAGAGTGATTATTGCTAATTTTTGAGTGACAAAAATTCGCACTCAGTATGTATTAAAAATAATTAAATACCCCGTTTTTTTTGGTATTTTCTGGGTGTTTTAGGAAAAAGCCGCTGGCGATAGCGATAAAAGTTCTTCAGGAGCGCATCGGGCGATATAGACCTCAGAGAGTATCTCCTGATGAAATTGTCTACCACATCCTGGTTCCGTAACGGCCTGCCCAGCTCTTCATTCTCAATCATGAGCCGGTGAAACTCAAAATTGAAGAGAAGTCGAATATGCTCTTCTATTTTTTTGGCGGCATTGCTGGAAAGATAATTGAAGTAAGCCGGATCCTTACCAGGATGTCCATCCATCTTTGAGCGCCGTGAAGGCAGATATATCTTGAGATTACAGTCTTGCATGACGTCATGATGAGAGTCTGGCTTGGCCATACAATTCCACACCACATGATAGAGATCTGTGGTGTATGGTATTTTTACTCCGCCCGTTTCTGGCTCAATTTCTAGCTTTTTTTGAATATACTCTGCCAAATAGGGCTCAATTCTAACAGACGCTGTTCGTTTCGAGAGACGTTTTTTTCTTTCCATATTGTTTTTGCTTATTTTAGCTTCCTACCGTCCTACAATCCTACAAATTGCAGGCTTACGAATGCAAAGATACTAAATTTCAGCGAGTTACGCAAATTATATCAAACATATTTTAGTCTTACACACTCATTTTTTCGTTTCCTACACGTCCTACAATCCTACAAAATGGGGTATTCTGTAGGATGAGATCTCCGAAAGCGCCCAAATGCGCAAATTTCCTATTTCCTACAACGTCCTACAATCCTACAGCATTTCCTACAAAGCCACAAAAACACGAAAATACACATAACATACTGATAATAAGATAAATAGATAATAATAATAGTTTGAAAAGAAATGCATTTGTAGGATTGTAGGATTGTAGGAAGGCATTTTTCTGAAAATGATTTTCAAAACTTCGTTTTCTCGGTTATTTTTGAAATTTTAGGGGGTACGGGGGATTTTTCGCATCTGGAACACACAAAAATGTAAAGAAATACCCACGCTCGCCCTCCCGGGTTTGCGTGGGTAAAAATATGCAAAATTCAACTCAAATTTATGTGGAAAATCTTTGGTTTTATCGAATATTTTTTGTATCTTTGTATCGTGTAAATTGGGGTAATCTACACCTTATATAAGATAGTTTTGCAACTCTTATTAGAACGGTTTATCCCCATTCTTACCGGCGTCTGTTTCGTCAAATGGTATACTGCCAGGCTTGTACTGTTGGGTATTGATATCAGTATTAGCCTCTCCATTCACTTCTGGAGTGCTCTGAGCGACACTCTCGGCGGGGATTTCTCCTCGTCTGAAGTCGATATTATACATCTCCATGAACTTGTCATAGTCGATGATAATTGCACTTGTAGATGTAGAACGCTCCTTACGCACTCTTACCATCGTTTCCTGGTCATCAGGCTTTGCTACCTCGACGGTCTCCTCCCAAGTGAAGCGTCTAGATAGTACGGTTCCAACATATGATGGATGTGAGCGAAGATTCTGCTCAAGGGTAGATAATGTCGTATTCTCGCTGTTGTATCCACTTCTGTCATAGATGGAGTAAACACTACTGAGACGGAGGAACAGAACATGCGCACCAGGCTCGAAAGCGAACGTTTTCTTGTCTCCGTGCGAATCTTTACCCGTAACGCTCTTAGGCTGCTCGATGAGCATTTCCCGACCAACAAGTACCTGTTTTGTATCGATCATGTTGTTGACGGCATTGAAGAACATAGCGAGCTTGTCTGTGCTTCGGATCAGAGATAACTGGAACTTAATCTTCTCCTGTACCAGGACAAAGAACTCCTCGTATGTAAACGGAAGTTTCAGATCCGAATATCGCTCCACCAGTTTAACCATTCCCAGGAACAAGGAAGCTGTCTTCATCAGTCGGTCCATCTCACCGGAATTGATTACGTCATTCTTCAGTTCGCTGTAGGCTTCCTGCTTGAGCGCTCTGAAGTGATCCATCACGGCAGGGCGAAGCGACAACACCTTCAGCAACACGTTGGATAGACCTACATTCTTCTCTATATTCTTCAACTCCTCAAACAGCTTCGTCTCTTCCGGTGTTCTGTTCTTAGGCTTCGGAACCTCGCAGATGATGACTCGGCTCATAAGAGCATTATCATCGCGCTGAGGGGTCTCCTGGCCACAGATAACCACAGGCGCAAATACCTTATCGTTTTCGATATCTCTTCCGGAGGTTCCGCGACGCTTCTGCTTACCGTCGCCGTCGTATACTATACCCTTCAGAGCTTGAAACTTGGTGTCCGAGATATCTTTATTATTGTACTCATCGAGCACGACCGGAACATCCCTGAATGTACCCATGATGGTGCTCATGGCCGCATCAGTGCCTGTATTGAGGTTGAATATCGGAATAGTAGGACTTATAAACAGAGATCGGATAGATATCGCAATCTGAGTCTTACCAGAAGACATTGGTCCCATAAAAAATGGAGCCGTGAAAAGTCTATCCAGACAGTGGATATTACTTCTGAAGGCGCACATCAGAGCGAAAACTATCGCCCATTTACCATTATCATTAATTTTATACACCTTGTTCATTAACGATGCCCATTGTTCGAATGAGACCTGCTTGTTAACAGGTATATCTTCATACACGAGCTGAGATATCAATTCGTATTTATCAGATTGTCTCCCGGATCCGGCGTATATGGTAGAAAATGCAGGGAGATAGTAATTCATATGATTATGAGTCACCACGCCCAGCTCATTAACCTTCTCAAACACATATTTGCCGTTTTCGTCTTCGTGCGCTATACCGTTAGCGAAGGCGAAGAACTGCTCATCAGTTTTTCGACTCATTCCTTCAGACTGCTGATTGCCATAAGTCTGTATCTCACGGCATTGAACGAAGTGACGACTCATGTACTCCTTTATTCTCCTCCATTGCCATTCTTCTCCGTCTGTGAAGTTCACGCCTTCGTAGTTGATAAGAACATCCTCGATAGTACTCATCTTCTTTAGGGAGCTCGACAGAACCTCAATATACAAGGGCTTATCGAAATAACGTCGGTTCACCTTCAGTACTCGCTTGTTCTGCTCGAAATCTTCGTTAAAGATATGAAGAAGAGGAACCATATAGAAATCGGCTACCTGCGAGAAGCCTCGTCCATTCTTGTTCTGAAACATGTAGCATACCGGTATGCCCTGCTTATTCAGGCGAGGATAATACTTGCACTCGCGGAACATCTGGGCGTACTCGCCTTCTCTTGCGTAGCTCGGAACCTCATCGCCATCGAAATCGTCATCATACAGGTCATCCTTCAGTGCATTCGCTTTCATGACATTCTTGCGCTTGCTGACGAATGGCTTACGGATCTCATCGAACTGCCCCTTGGATAGCCCTAATTTACTGCAGTAATGATTCTTGTTGACAGTTATCACGGTTTCCTCCGCATAGCTGGTCAGTTCGATACATCTGGTAATGATCGGGACCTTGTCGCCTAGAAATCCGGACAGTAGATCGCCATGTATACGTATATAAAAATCTATGAAGGATTCTACTTTATCCTCGTGCATGACTCTTATCTGCGAGATTCCTGCCTTGAACATCTCGGCCAGAGCGGAGAGGTAACTACTATCGTCGCCCGTTGTCGTATCTATGCTGCAGCCTTCTTCAGTTGTGGCTAGATAGCAGCAGATTCGGCGGAGGTTCTGAATATCGGTAGCCGACGGAACGCCTGCTACGTACACAATCGGATTATCTCCGTAAGACTCCATGAACGTATCGATGGAAGATGTTACGATAGCAGGCTCGTTATTTCTCAGGTTATCCTTCAGCTCATCAAGTCCAAAAATACCCTGCTGCATATCCTCTTTCTTGAGATTCCCGACATTACGCCGGATATCCCGAACTTTATCTTCCAGTATAGTCATCTTCGTACCGAAATCCTTAGTCATGCTCTTCATATATTCAAGACGCAGCCCGGCGTCCTGCACGCATGCTACTAGATTAGCGATAGTATTCATGGCTGAAGCGATTGTAGCCTCGTCCTTGCATCCGCGAGGAACCAGCATTCTTTTCATCGCCTTCGGAAATGTTTCAGTCGCGTCGATTAATTTCTGCTTTACTCCATCCTTGCAGAGCTGGCCGTAGCTGTCTGGATCATATCCCTTCGGCAAGCGGATGCACCTGACGCTCGCTCCTGCCGTCAATAACAGTTCACTATTCTTGACGGCAGCCTTAATCCCTGCGCTGTCCGCATCGTAGATCATTACAACAGACTGGGTAAAGCGCATAATGAGTTTTACCTGGTCATCGGTAAATGCCGTTCCCGATCCACCGATGACGTTCTCGACTCCATATTTATGTAGAGTAATAACATCGAACTGCCCCTCTACGAGATAAGCAAAACCCTCTTTCGCTATCGCCCTTTTTGCTTGAAATAGGCCGAAAATATGCCGACCTTTTCTGAAAATGGGTGTTTCCCCGGTATTAACATACTTACCAGCTTTATCATTCGGAGTGACAATTCTTCCGGAAAACGCAACAACTCTTCCAGACACGTCGTAAAACGGGAACATCACGCGGTCTCTGAAGAAGTCATAGTTTCTCCCGTCTTGAGACTTGCCTACGACTCCAACATCTTCCAATATCTGCAGACTGTACCCATTCTCTACGAGATACTTCATCGCTACATTACCATTCGGAGCATAGCCAACTCCATATTCTGCAAGCACCTTATCTGTATAATCGTAACCGCGTTTTTTAAGGAAGCTCTCCGCTTGCGAGATATTGCCCTGGTAGAACTTTGCGGCAGCAGCAATGGCTATACGGCGAGACTCTAGCAATTTGTATGCGGCATTTTCTTCCGGGGTAGATTCCTGCTCCGGAAACTCAACATCAGCGAGCTTGCAGGCTATTCGCAATGCCTCGTTAAAAGTTATCTGGTTGTATTTCTGCAGAAAGTCCAGAACGTCTCCATGCTCACCACACACGAAACAATGGTACGTCTGTCTAGCCTTATTAACCATCATCGAAGGATGGCTGTCATTGTGGAACGGGCAGATACCCTTGTAGTTAATGCCCGCCTTCTGAAGATTAATATAGGCGCCTATTACATCAACAATATCAAGTTTACTCTTGACATCGCTAATGAAGTCTGAGTTGATTTTCATATTTCTTATTTTTTATTAGTCGAACAGATTGAGCTGAAGAGAGTCGAATGCTTCAGATATCGTAATATTGAAGTATTCGGCTACAGCTTTATACTCTTCTGGTTTTATAGCCTTACGTCCGAAGAAGATATCCCAGTATCTTACCTGATTAATACCAGTCTCCTTAAAGAAGAACTTACTAGGATGAAAATCCTCAAGGTGACGAAAGCGATACTCAAGCAACTTCTTCAGGCGATTTTCTTTAACAACCTGGTGTTTGTCGTCTAGCCTATGCCGAAGAGCGTACAACCGCACGGCCATGACGGTACGATTGAGATGGATGGCCATATCCTCAAGACTCATTCTTCCGTAATTCTCAACCAGGTATGCAATTTCGTTTTTGTTCCATTTTCTATTACTCATAATCACATATTAGTCTATTAATATACTCGACGTATCTCTTTAACTTGAGACAGAACAAGCCATTAATGCAAGCCCTGCCTTCTTTGCAAATTGCGCATTTCTTAGACATAAGCTATTTAGTTTTTACATGCTCCAGGTAATATGCCGCCACCTGTGCTAGTGACCTTAGCTGAAGCTTAGCCTTGATATTTTCCCTATGCCGTTGTACGGTTTTAATAGATATATAAAGACGATCTGCGATTTCTTGAGCGCGCAGACCCTTAGATATGAGCTCCGCTATCTCTAACTCGCGATCTGTAAGTTTAGAGTCTAATTTGGGCTTACAGATAACGCCCTCCATTCTACATTCACCACGCAACGGGCACTTGACCTCCTCAAAATGAAAGAAACCATCTGCATCGATATCAGGAGTATGTGCGTCATATTCGCCGAAATTACATCTGCAGAACCTAGATACAATGTTGAATTCGTATACCTTGCGATTTAGTTCGCTCGCCGTATACTGATTACACAGAGCCCTAAAAGTTTGAGGGTATCTAGTTTTGATCAGGTCTAGCATCTCCTCGATAACCTTACGGCTGTCAGCTGTAAGCGCCTGAACAGGTTTACCAAGCTGCTTATACATAACATCACCCTCTGGGGTATTGTAAAATTCTACCGATTCCATACTTAGTCCTCCGGGAAAAGTTCGCTCTCCTGCATACCTAGATAATCAGCGACAATTCCTCTGCATAAAGCGTTCGGTTTGGACTTGCCTTGAATCCATCTGTAGACGGAATTATTAGATACCTTGCATTTCTCCGCAAGCGCTTCCACGACCTTACAACGAGGGTATGGAAGACTCTTCATGTACTCACTAAAACCCATATTTTTAAAATTTTTGTTTGAAATCATCATTATGTGCGATATTTTTTGTATATTTGCACCGTGAGAATTATTAACACGCTGCAAATTTATAACATTTCAGTGATACTACCAAACATTTCGCTGATTATTTTTATATTTTTCAGCATTTTGTTTGAAATTTACATATTATGAGTACAGAAAAAGAAAAAGAAGTAACAGAAACTATCAATGAACGCGTAAACAGCATCATTGAAAAAGAGGGCCACACCATTGCTACATTCGCAAAGAAGATTGGTGTGCCATGGACCACGATCAAAAATATCGTATCTGGCAGAAATGCCCCTAGTTACGACATTATTGTGAAGATCATTAACGCCGTCGATTGGGTAGATGCTAATTACCTAATCATGGGAGAGAAACTCACGAAAGGCAACCAGGGAAACCTGTTGACAATCGTTGAGAGACAGAACAAGACTATCGAGAGCCAACAGAAAACGATCGATAGGCTTACAAAAAAAATGTTGGAAAACTAAGATTTTTATTGCACCGTTTTGCGAAAAATGAGTCATTTTGTCAAACATTTGTTTTGTTGTAATCACACAACTGTTTGAGTATCTGTAACTTGTTTGATACGCAACTCGGTGCATTTTCGGTGTTATATATGTAAAAATCGGAAATATCCTAGTTGATTATCAGATAATTACGCTGCAGATTTAGGGATAATAAAACATCAACTTTTTTGTTTTTTTCTTTAAATCTG